CCAATACTATGGTTCTATTGACCCTGTATCAGAAGGTAAAACAACTACATCTGATTCTTTGTGTAGTATATTCATATATAAAAATGCTACTGAGGTAACTAGAACAACCGTATCAGGTGATACTGAGGTATTTGTAGAAGGAGATAAGATAGTAGCTGCTTGGTGTGGAAGGTTTGCTGATATTAATAAAACACATGAAAGACTTGAATTAATTATAGAGTGGTATAATGCTTGGACTATTGTTGAGAATAATATATCATTATTTATTCAACATATGATAGCAAGAAAAAAACAAAGATATTTAGTGCCAAAGCAACAAATACTTTTCTTAAAAGATTTAGGATCTAACAGAACAGTATATCAAGAATACGGTTGGAAAAATACAGGAACGTTATTTAAGAGCCATTTAATTTCTTATGCTATAGAATTTATAAGAGAAGCAATAGATGAAAAATTAGATGATGAAGGTAATGTTATGTCACAAACATTAGGTGTTGAAAGAATACCAGATCCAATGCTTATAAAAGAAATGTTAGCATATTATCCAGGTCTTAACGTGGATAGGTTAGTTACGTTTGGAGCGTTGGTTGCTTTTGTCAAAATACAACAATCTAATAGAGGTTATGCCAAAAGGCGTGAATCAGAAGGTGATTCTTTGGTAAATTCAGAAAAAATAAGTAAATTAAAGTATACCAGTGCGTTTAAAAATATAGGCCGTAGGAGAACATTAGGTGGTCAGAAAATAAGAAGGTCTGGTTTTAAAAATATTAAATAGCCAAAAATAATCTAGATGAGAGTATTAAATGCAATGCAAATGAAAAATGGGGCCAAAGCTGAAAGCGGGCCAACATTTTCTAGCTTAACACAACCAACACAGTTTTTACCTTACTCAAAAAAGACTGATGATTGGGCGGCTTGGAATCTAGATTGGTTAGAGTTACAAGGTATAGAATTTTTACGTATTAATTCAAGAAGATTATTAAAGAATTATAAGTTAGCAAAAGGAGTTATAGATAAATCTGATTACATAGTTGAACCAGATAATGACTACAAAGACTTAATGGATACTCTTACAGCTGAGAATGATTCAGCACTTGAATTAAAATTTTATCCTATCATACCTAATGTAATTAATGTATTGACAGGTGAATTTGCAAAGAGATATTCTAAAGTGCAATTTAGAGCTGTTGATGATACATCTTATAATGAGATGTTAGAGCAAAAAAGATTACAGATTGAAGAATCATTATTAGCAGAGGCTGAGGCAAATCTAGTAATGAAAATGATTGAGATGGGTATGGACCCAGGATCTGAAGAAGCACAACAACAATTATCACCAGAGGGATTAAAATCTTTACCAGAAATAGAAGACTTCTTTTCTAAGGATTATAGAAGTATGGTTGAAGAATGGGCATCACACCAACTTGCAGTAGATGAAGAAAGATTTCATATGCAAGAACTTGAAGAAAGAGGCTTCCGTGATATGCTTATATCAGATAGAGAATTTTGGCATTTTAGAATGTTGGAAGATGATTATGATGTAGAGCTATGGAATCCAGTTTTAACTTTCTATCAAAAATCTCCAGATCAGAGATACATTTCTGATTCTAACTATGTAGGTAAGATGGACTTAATGACTGTGTCAGATGTTATTGACAGATACGGTTATTTAATGGATGAGAAGCAATTAAAATCTTTACAAAAAATATATCCTGCAAGATCTGCACAGTATCAAGTAAATGGCTATCAAAATGATGGTGCATACTATGATGCAACTAGATCACATGAGTGGAATACTAATATGCCAGGTTTAGCGTATAGACAATATACAAGTAACTATTGGAATAATCCTGGAGTAGGTGGTGATATTTTAAGTGAGATATTAGATAACTCAGAAGACATGACACCTTTAGATGAAGGTAACTTAATGAGAGTATCTACAATTTATTGGAAGACGCAGAGGAGAGTTGGTCATTTAACTAAGATAGAATTAAATGGTAGTGTAACTCAAGAGATCATTGATGAGACTTTTAAAATTACAGAAAAAGCTGTATATGATACCTCTATATTTAAGAACAGAACAAAAGAAAATTTATTACAAGGAGAACATATAGATTGGATATGGATCAATGAAGTATGGGGTGGTGTTAAAGTAGGACCAAACTTACCAGCAATGTGGAGATCTACAATGGGAGATAATATAAACCCAATATATGTAGGTATTAATAGAACTAAACCTGGAAGATTACCTTTTCAATTTAAAGGTAACAATACACTTTATGGATGTAAACTTCCTGTAGAAGGGAGAGTATTTTCTGATAGAAATACTAGATCTACTTCATTGGTAGATTTAATGAAAGCATATCAAGTTGGATACAATATGGTTAATAACCAAATTGCTGACATTCTAATAGATGAATTAGGAACAGTAATTATGTTTGATCAAAATGCTTTACCACGTCACTCAATGGGTGAGGATTGGGGAAAAAATAATTATTCAAAAGCATGGGTAGCAATGAAAGATTTTCAAATGTTACCTCTTGATACATCTATTACTAATACTGAGAATGCTACTAACTTTAATCACTATCAAACTCTAAACATGGAGCAGACTAGTAGATTAATGTCTAGAATTCAACTTGCTAATTATTTTAAGCAACAATGCTTTGATGCAATAGGGGTTAATCCACAACGTCTAGGAGGGGCTGTATCAGCTCAAACGGCAACAGGGGTAGTACAAGCTATGCAACAGTCTTACGCTCAAACAGAGATGTATTTTGTACAGCATTCAGACCAGTTGATGCCAAGAGTACATCAGATGAGAACTGATTTAGCACAATACTACTATAGTACTAACCCAAGTGTTAGACTATCATATATATCTTCTGAAGCAGAAAAGGTTAATTTTACAATTAATGGTACAGATTTATTACTAAGAGATTTTAATATTTTTGCTACAACAAAAACAAATCACAGAGCTATTCTAGAAAATCTTAAGCAGATGGCTCTTACAAATAATACTACAGGTGCAAGTATCTTTGAATTAGGTAACATTGTAAAAGCAGATTCAATTGCTGAAGTAACAGATATCTTAAAAGATTCTGAAAACAGACAACAAATGCAACGTCAGCAAGATATGCAACAACAACAGCAAATGCAACAGCAACAAATTCAAGCTAAGCAACAAGAAGAACAAATGAAACTTCAAGTTGAAATAGATGAAAATGAGAAAGACAGACAAAACAATATACTGTTAGCTGAAATAAAATCTGCTGGATACGGTTCAATGGTAGACATTAATGAAAACAAACAGTCTGATTATCAGGATGCTATGGAAGAAATTAAAGAGTCTACAAGATACAATCAACAACTTAGCATGGAGAGAGAGAAAAACACTACTAAGATGACTATGGAGAATAGTAGATTAGATGTTGAAAGACAAAAAATAAATGCTCAGAAAGAGATTGCACAGACAAAATTGGACATAGCTAGAGAAAATAAAAACAAGTATGATGCTCCTAAATCCAAAGAAAATAAAGATAAAAAATAAGTGTTAGCTATATACTGCTAAAAACTTTTAATTTATTTCAAATTATATAAGTTTAATTAGAAAGATTATTCTTATATTATATATGTATAGAGATTACTAATATTAAAACCAACAAATATTATGAGTACTAAAACTGAATCTGTGAATAGTAAAGTAGAAACATTAGACATAAACTTAGATGAGATCTTTGATGCAGCACCTAGTGCAGCTGATGTTACTTTGCCACAGGAAGAAAAACCAAACAAGAACATTTTTTCAGGTACAGGGTCAAAAACAGACATGTCTTTTGCTGATCCAGATGTAGATGACAAAGATGATTTAAATGTAAAAGCTGATTCTAAAGAAGAATCTAGCACAGAAAAAGAAGTAGCTGAACCAGAAGTAAAAGCTGAGGAAGTTAAAGAAGAAGTTAATATTGATGATGTAATCAGCAGTATTGATGAAGAAGACTCTGAAGAAGAGAAAATAGAAAAAAGAGGAAGGAAAAAGATTTCTGGAATAAGTGATGTATTTAGTAAGCTTATTAAAGAAGATAAGATTGTTCCTTTTGATGATGACAAAGAATTAGAAGATTATTCTGCTAAAGACTGGGAAGAATTAATTCAAGCTAACTTAGAAGAAAAAGCTAATGAAGTAAGAAGAGAAACTCCTAAAAAGTTTTTTGAAAGCTTACCACAAGAATTACAAATTGCTGCACGTTATGTAGCAGATGGTGGTCAAGATTTAAAAGGAATGTTTGCTACGTTATCACAAGTAGAAGAAAATAGATCATTAGATGTTAAGAAGTCAAATGATCAAGAAAGAATTATCACAGAGTATTTATCTGCAACAGGATATGGTACTACTGAAGAAATTGCTGAGGAAATAGAAATTTGGAAAGACTTAGGTAAGCTTGAACAACAAGCAATGAAGTTTAAACCAAAATTAGATAAGATGCAAGAAAAGGTTGTTGCAAGAAAGCTAGAAGAACAAGAGCTTAAAAAGAAACAACAAGAACAAGCATCACAGCAATATATGAAAAACGTATATGAGACTTTGAAAGGGGGTTCTATAAATGATGTTAAGATAGATAAGAAGACACAAGCTATGCTTTATAATGGTTTGGTACAACCCGCTTATCCATCAGTTAGTGGTAAGAATACTAACTTACTTGGACATCTCCTTGAAAAGTATCAATTTGTTGAGCCAAACTATGGTTTGATATCTGAAGCATTATGGTTGCTACAAGATCCAGAAGGATACAAAGCAAAAATAATGGATAAGGGTGCTCAAAAAACTATAGAGAAAACGGTAAGAAAACTTAAAACAGAACAATCTAATAGTGGAGGGTCTACATCTTTAGGAGTTAAGGATAAAGAACCAACTGCTAAAAGAACTGCTAAAAGAAAAATACCAAGAGCTAACAACATTTTTAAAAGAATTTAATCAAGTATTAAATATATAAACAATAATTATTAATCAAAAACAATCAAAATTATGGCAACTCCAGTTTTAAATAATGGGATTTTCCTACGTGATACAAGCTACAAAGCTAGTTCTCATGTTGATTCTTATCACCTTACCCAAATGCTTGGTAACTCCGAGCCTATGGATATGGGACCAATTGATTTATGGGCAATGACCCAAAAGGTAGAAATGCCTTTATATCAAATGGCTTCTTTTGGTGGAAAGAATACAATCATGGTGGATAATGCTAGAGGTGAGTACAAGTGGCAAACTCCTATTGCACAAGATCTTCCTTACATAGTGGCAGACATTGAACCAGCAAATGATGCTAAAGGTGTAGATGGAACTCTATTTAAGATCAAGATCAACAAAAGAACTTTTGGACATGGTGACATTATTACTTATGATAAGTATAATGGACTTGAACTTTACATTACAGCAGATGATATTATCCCTGCAGGTGATGGATATGTTTACACTGTTCAATTAGTTAACAACAACAATGCAGCAGTCTTAGATAATAAGTATCTAGCTAAAGGAACAAAATTCTTTAGAAAAGGTTCTGCAAGAGGTGAATATGGTGAAAGATTTTCTGACATTGAAACAGGATCTGGATTCCGTGAATTCTACAACTTTGTAGGAGGAGCAGAAGCACACGTACACTATTCTATTTCAAGCCGTGCTGATCTTATGATCAAAGGTGGTTTGAATGCTGATGGTACTGTACCAGTAACTGAGATTTGGAGAAACTTTGACAATGATCCAAACAATCCATCAGTACCTAGTATTGAAGGACTAGTAGCTAACATGGGTAAAGCAGGTGCAAGAGAAGCGTTTGAAAACGGAACTCTTACAAGAACTTTCATTACAAATATGGAAGCAGCACATTTATCTAAAATTGCTACGGATATTGAAACTTACCTAATGTGGGGTAAAGGTGGTAGAATTAAGCAAGACGGACCGGATGATATTAGATTATCTGTAGGTTTATGGTCACAGTTAGATAACTCTTTCAAAAGAGTATATAACAAGTCATCATTTACTCTTGACATGTTTAAGTCTGAACTTTATAACTTCTACCAAGGTAAAGTTGAATTTAAAGGGCCAGACCCACAAAGATCACTTGTTGTACAAACAGGTATTGGTGGTATGCAACTAATCAACAAAGCAATTGCTGATGAAGTGTATGGTTCAGGTTTAGTACAAAATGCAACTGATATTGGAGCTGTTAAAGGTTCTGGTATGGATTTAGATTATGGTTTTGCTTACACAAGCTTTACTATTCCATTCTTAGCTAACGTTAAGTTTGTATTGAATCCAGCATTTGATAACTTAAACACAAATGATATAGAGAATCCATTAATTGATGGTAGACCTCTAAGTTCATACAGCTTTATTATCTTTGATGTAACTGATGAAGGAAATGACAACATTCACTTGTTGAAACTTTCTTGGGATAATCAACTTAAGTGGTTCTACCAAAATGGTACTATGGACTACATGGGAAGAACTCAAGGATTTGCTTCTACTGGTCAGTTTAATGGATATAGAGTATATATGACTCAGACCATGCCGGCTATATGGGTTAAGGATCCAACCAAAGTTCTTAAAATTGTAATGAGAAACCCTGTAACAGGAGGCTCATTCTAAGAACTATAATTAAAGGGGAGGGGCTAATACCTCCTCCCTTTTTATTTTTAACCTTTAAAATATAACTAATCATGGCACTAGATATTAAAAGACAAAATAAAACATATGAGTTTTCAAATTCAAGTGTTTCAAAAATACTTGCTTCTAAAGCTGTTGGTAAAGACATCTTAGCTAGAGACCATGCAGATAATGCAGCAGCAATAGCTGCAGGTTTAGCAAAAGGTGATATATATCACACTACAGGAGCTTTGAAAATAGTTGTTTAAAAGTCAAAAAACTTTAGCAAGGGTAAAACCTTGCTTTAGAAATTAGTAATAATAAATGTACATAATTATGTACTTTTGACTGTGAATAATAATTATTAATTTAAAACCAAAAAAAATGAGTGAGTACACTATTGTAGAAAAGTATCAGCAGGAAAAAAAACAATCTGTTGCAGTGCGTCCATTTTTTAATCCTAATAAAGAAAATATGGGATTGGAACAATATGGATTGGCATTACATGATGGAGTATACCATGAAGAATCATTAGCATGTCTAGAGATGAATGGAGTAAAAAGATATGTTACTGGTTTAAATGAATTTGCACCTGAAGTAAAAATGTTAGCACCTAAGGAGAAAAAAGCAAAGATTAAAGAAATTAGAACTGTAGTTGCAGAATTAGAAGCATCTCTTGCAGCTAATGTAGTTGATCCAGAAGACAAAGATTTTTGGAACAACTTAACTATTATGAGTCCTAATAATGATAAATTTTGGGACAAGATTAGTTTAAGATGTGGTAATGATCCAGTATTCTTAGATCCAGAATTAGATCCATATGATAGAATTAAACTATATGCCATTAAAGCAGGTGGCTTTTCTATAGTAGCAAAGTCATTAAAAGATGCTAAAGTAAACTCTAAAGGAGTTAAGTTTTATTTAGATACGTTAGAAGAAACGTTAACTACTAGAACTGAACTTAGTAAAATAAGAAATAGAGCATTAGTAGAATTACAAAAAATGTATGATGGCAATGCAACAAAGCTTATGTATGTAGCTAAAATCTGTGATTCAAATAGCACACAGTATAGTAAGTCTACTCCTAATGATGTTATGTATGAAAATATGGATGACTATATTCAAGGTCATGGATCTGAAGGTAATAAGAAAAAAGCAGCACAAAACTTTTTAGATGTTTCTACATTAAGTATGGAGGAAATAAAAATAAGAGCACTTGTTAAAGACTGTTTATTTTATAGATTCTTACTGACTAAAGCAGGGGGATGGATTGAGCCAATGGATAGTGGTATTAGAATGGGTAAAAGACCGTCTGAATGTTTAGATTTTTTAATGGATCCTAAAAATGAAGAAAGTTTATTATCTCTAATGGATAAAGTTGAACCATATTGGAATGCTTAAAAATAATTAAAAATGGAAAATAATACATTACTTATAAAACTTAAGCAAAGGCTGAATAAGCTTGATAGCCAAGACTATGATAATATAGAATGTTGGCAGTTTGTTGAGGCTTTTAACAAATCACAAGTTGAGTGGTGTAGAAGAAACTTACATGGGGGAAATATGTATCAGGAAGGTGATGAGTTATCCAAAAGAAGAGTGGATGACTTGCAACCTCTCCTAATTGAATTATCCCTTACAGGTAATGTTTTTCCAGATTATTTTGAGACAGACAATTTTCCTGAGGAAACTTATTTAGAATTTAAGAAAGTTACTACACAGGCAAAAGATGACTGTTGTACTCCAAGATCAATGACTGTATATTTAGCTGAAGAAGCTAATGTTAATTTAATTATGAGAGATCCCCTAAAGAATCCAGATTTTGAATGGGGAGAAACTTTTTGTACTATGCTTGATAACAAGATAAGAATATACAAAAGAAATTTTGATATAGTAAATCCTGTATTAACTTATTATAGACAACCTACATTGATACAAGTACAAGGCTGTACAGATCCATACACTGGTAATATTAGCTTGAATAATGTTATATGTGAGTTTAAAGATGATTTAGTAGAAGTAATCCTTGATGATACTGCAGCATTGATTGCAGGTGATATAGAAAATATGTATCAGCAACAAAGAGGATTGCAGGCTGCTGAAAGAAATAATTAATATATTGTTTATCTGATAGAAAATCATTATATTATTATAGTAACACTGATGTTACAAGCAGAGTAAACTGTTTAAATCTTTTTTTATAACCAGTGAGGGTAATGGTCCTCACACAAAACAACAAATTATGGCTTATTTTAATCATGCGTTTAATAAAACGTTTGTTGTGTCTTCAGTAGAGCAAACAGCAGGTACTGCTACTAGTGCTTTAGCTGCTGGTGAATTAGCATTAGTTGGTGGAAGTGACTGGAAGTCAGTTGCTATCCCAGGTGGTGCTGCTGCTCCAGCTGCATTAACTGCTGGTGAACTAGCGTACATTGTACAAGGTTCATTTTATACTAAAGATACAATTGGTAACAACCCAGGACATGGGGGTTACAAAGAATCAGTAAAATCTAAAGGGATTAACCCAAGATATCTTACTAGAATGTGGGCAGCAAACTGTCTTACTGCATCACAAGCAACTGCTAAATTATGTTTAGCATCTGATTGTGCTCCTTGTGGTAAAACGCAGTTTATGAGAATTGATGTAAAAGGTTCTCCTGCACTTAGATTTTTAAATCACAATGCATATGCAATTGCTGACTCAGCAAATGTATGTTGTGTTGAAGGGCAAGAATATATTGACCCGGCTTTAATCATTGCTAATATGGCTAAAATGGCTTTAGGTGATCCACTTATCAAACCATTTGTTGCTGAAGCTGATGTAGACGGTGTTGATGCTAGTACATTATCAGCTGGTGGTAATGGTTATACAGTATCAACTCAAGCTACTTCTGGTAGTTCTACAGGTTCAGGTGCAACTATTAACATTGTAAGTTTAGGTGTTAGTGATGCTATTGCTACTTACTCTATTGCTACTGCAGGATCAGGTTATGCAGTTGGAGATGTATTAGTTGTAGCTGGTGGTACAGATGGTGCTATTTTAGTAGATTCAGTTTCTGAAGGTGGTGTTATTGTAACAACTACTACAGGTGGCGTATCTACTCAAGCAGTTTATAGTATTGCTGAAGTAGTTGATGGAACATATGTTGCTTCAACAGATCCAAACGGAGCTACTAAGGTTTCTGCATGTGTAGAATTCAAAGGTGCATACGTTGACACTGTATTTGGTAACTGTTCTTTTGACACTAGAGATCATTTCAATGCTGAGCCTGTAGAGATCATTGTATCTTTATTAGATGAAACAGGTAATCCATGTAATGACTGTGGTGTTGCTTCAGCTACACCAGGTTCAATGCAACAAACACAAGGTGAAGAAGTAATTAGAGAATTAATTATGTCTGAGAGATACCGTCAGTCTCCTTATAACCAAGGAAATGCTGATAGTGCTAGAATCAGAGAGATTGAATTATCTGATGAGCTTTTAGCTGCAGTTGATAGAACATCAACATACAGAGCTTATTACGTACAACATTCTGTGCCAAGATTCAACAATCCATCAGGAGTGTTTGATAATGACCAGTATCAGTATAAGATCTATGTTAAATGTAGTGATACAGCAGCACAAAATGCTATGGAGGATTTCCTTGAAGGATTACAAGCATGGGCTAAAGACAATGGGAATAACTTACCTATTGAGCAAAATGCTGTTTGGTAATAATTAAAATTATCAACCAAGATATTAGAGCAGGGGAGAAATCTCCTGCTCTTTTATTTTTTATATGTTCTATTTTTTTTGTATATTATCTATATAGTATCATTTATTAATAGAATACAAAATGGCAGACAGACATATATTAAGTTTAGAAATACCTACAGTATCTAACTGTAATTTACTTTGCATAAAAGATACAAGTCAATATTCAAAGGATTTAGCAGTTGATTGTGAAGAGTTATTAATTACTTTACCTGGCTATTCTGTACCTGTTTTAATTAAGGTTGATAAAGATTTTGACATGTGTTTAACGGCATGTACACTTGCTTTGCAAACCACGGATTGTGGTACAAAACAAGAAAATATACCTGATGGTATATATATCATAAGATACAGTGTATCACCTAATTCAAAGGTATACGTAGAATACAATCATCTAAGAGTTACACAATTACTTGGACAATACTATGAAGTATTGTGTGATCTAGATGTACAACCCTGTCAACCTGATTCTGAGAAACAAGAATTATTAGCTGAAATGAGTTATATAAAAACAATGATTGATGCTGCCGTTTCAAATGCAGAATATTGTCAATCTACAACTCAAGCTATGCAAATATATAATTATGCAAAAGCCAGATTAAATAAGATTACTTGTCCAACTGGAAATTGTGGATCAGCAAAGAGAGGAATGTATTACGTATAAAACCAAAGAATTATGAATAACTGTTCAGTATGTGGAAAAAAATTTACGTGTGGATGTCAAAAGACACATGATGAAAATGGAAATGTAATTTGCAAAGGATGTAAAAACTCATCTAAAGCTAAACAACAAGCTACAGAGGGTAGTAGAAATTTATCTTTAGAACTTGCTAAACAACAAATAGTGAATTTAAAAAATGGGTAAACCTAGAGAAATATCAAATGCAAATCAAGTAAAGCATGTGGCTCTTGAAAAAAGAATAAGAGTAGAACAGACTTTTGCTAACCAAGCATATGCAAACTTTAAAGAAGTTAAGTTTGGTATTGAAGCATGTTGTTATACTGATTTTGCTAATGCAGTATTACAAAAAGAATTATGTGATTGGTTAGATAAAAAATCAGATAAGGTTGTTGTTGCAACAGAAGATAAAGGTGTATTTGTTGAGCCATTGGCAAAAATAAATGTAAAGGCAAGTGTATCTTGTCCGGCTGTTCCTACTAATGTATGTACAGTATTAGATTTAGCAGATATACTTGCAAATGAAGCAACGTTTGTACAGTGTTTTGAGATAGCTGCTGCGGTATGGACAATAACACATAATTTAGGGGAGTATCCATCAGTAACAATAGCTGACTTAGATAATAATGTAGTGATAGGTGATATAGATTATTTATCTACTAACCAAATAAGAGTATCATTTAGTAATTCATTTGCAGGGTGTGCTTTTTTAAATTAAAAAATAACAATTAAACAATAATAATAACAATTAAAAATAAATAAAATGGCAATACAATTTTTAGCAGGTATTCAAGTTGATGGGCATATCACGCTTATCAACCAGGGTACGTTCAAGAACGCCAGAATTCAAAATGAAACTGCAGATCCAACTGGTGCTAGCTTGCTAGGAGATGGTCAGATTTATTACAATTCTAGCACAGACAAAATGAGACTCCGTGCAAATGGAGCATGGGTAGATTTTACAACTGGATCAGATTCTAATACAACTTATGAACTATTTGGTGTAGGTGGTGCTAATGGAACAGCAGGCATCCAATTAATAGATAACGATGGTGTAGCTGATAATGTAATAATACAAGGTAATGGTACAGCATCAGCATCCTTAACCGTAACCAGATCATCAAATACTCTTACAGTTACAACAAATGCTACAAATAATGTTGGTACAGTTACTTCTTTAACAGGAGGAACTGGTATAACAATTACAGGTTCTCCTTCTACAACACCAACAGTTAATATTGATACTGTAGGTACAGATAATGCAATTGAAGTATTAACTGCTGCAGATCCAGTAGGAACTGATTATGTTTGGTTCTCAGATGTAAGTGATAGTAATACATTAAGAAAATCACTTATTTCTAATATGCCTGGTTTTGGTAAAGACGGTACAGTTACTTCTATAGGAACTGGAGCTGGTTTAACAGGTGGTACAATTGTTTCTTCAGGAACATTAGCAGTAGATTATGCAGGTACAGATAACGTTGTATTAGCGGCAGCAGATGGAACATCTGTTACATTAGCAGGAACTGATAAAGTAATATTTTCTGATGCTTCAGATAGCAATGCTAAATTTGCAAACTTATCTCAAGTAGCAACTTATATTAATGCGGGTGCAGGTTCTGTAACTTCAGTAGGTGTAAGTGGTGGTAGTACTGGAATGTCCTTTAATAACTCTCCAATTACTTCTAGTGGTACTATGACAATGTCAGGTACATTAGACGTAGATAATGGTGGTACTGGATTAACTAGTTATACAGCAGGAGACTTACTATATGCTTCTGGTACATCAACATTAGCTAAAATAGCTATAGGATCAACAGGTAAAGTATTAAAAGTAGATAGTAATGGTCTTCCAGCATGGGCTACAGATACAAACACAGGATTAACAAGTGTTGGTATTACAGAAACTGGTAATGCTCTTACAATTACAAATTCACCTCTTATAGCAGATGGAAATATAAACATTGCTGGAGCAGGTACTGCCTCACAAGTAATCTTAGGTAACTTAACACTTGCTACTTTACCAGTAGATGGTGTAACAAGTGTAGGAAGTGGTTTAGGTCTTACAGGTGGTACTATAACAAGTACAGGATCACTTGCAGTAGATTATTCTGCAACAGGTATTATTGGTGATGCTGGTGGAATGTCAGGCTTTGCAGAGGCAGATGATCTAATTTTAATTGGTGATGATAGTGCAGCAGGAGCTGTTAAAAAGGCTGCTATAGTTGATATACCACTTGACGTATTAGGTGTACCAAATAATAATATAGCGTTAGGAAATAATAAAATTACTGGCCTTGCAACTGGTACAGCTGGAACAGATGCTGTTAATTTAGCACAAATGCAATCTGCAGTAGCTGGAGTAGGTGTATTCCAAGGTGGATATAATGCATCAACAAACAATCCTGTATTAACAGGAGCAAACAATGTGGCATTAACACAAGGTGACTTTTATGTTGTAACACAAGACGGAACCTTCTTTACAGAATCACTTGAAGTAGGAGACTTAATATTTGCAAATTCAGATATAGCAGGAAGTTCTTCACCTTCATTAAGTGACTATACGGTAGTAATTCAAGATCAAAATATTGCTGGTGTAGGTGCAACAGATGGGGCAACTGAAAAAGGTGTTGCTGGATTTAGTAATGCTTCTTTTGCTGGAACAGTTAATGGTTTTATTACAATTAAAGCAGGTGGTATTAGTGATGCTCAGTTAGCAAGTACATTTAATAAAATTATTGGTACTGACTCAGATATAGATACTTCAGGTGTTGATGTAATTGATACATTAACAATGACTGATGGTGTTATTACAGCTAATTCTACAAGAACGTTACCTGATTCAACTTATGGTGCACGAGGTGTAGCTGAAACAGCAACTCAATCAGAAGTAGATGCGGGTACAGCAGGACAACAGTTGTTTGTATCACCAGCTACTTTAAAAGTTCATCTTGAAAAAAGAACTTATGTGGCTAGTGGACCAGCAACGGCAACTAGTTCTTTTACAGTAACAGCAGGAACACACGGGTTGGGTACAGGACCATTTATTACGCAAGTATACAATGCAGGTGGTTTTGAAGTAAAAGTTCAAACAGAATATAACACTACTAGTGGTAATGTTGATTTTAGTTGGACAAATAATATTACTGCAAATAGCCTGAAATTTATAATAATGAAGGTAGTATAATAACAATTATTAAATTGGGGAAAGCTTAGATATATCAATTTAAGCTTTTCCCTTTTTTTTAAATTTAGTATCTTAGCAAAAAAAAGAACATGGCTATACAATTTATATCAGGCTTATCTGTAACAGGAAACAGTGAAATAACTGGTACATTATCAGTTAGTAGTATTACAGCTGATAATAGTACTTATACAGGTATTATGGTATGGGATGGTGGAGTTCTTAAATATAGAACAAAAGCTCAGATACTTAATGATATTGGTGCTACAGGTAATCTTGGTACAGTAACTTCAGTTACAGTACAAGGTTCATCAGGACTAAGTGGTAGTGGTACAGTTACTTCTTCTGGTACTATTACTTTAACAAACTCTGATAAAGGTTCAAGCCAAGCTATATATAAAAATATTGCTACACAAAGTGGTACAGCTACAGCAAATAGTAATAATGATACATTAACTATTACTGGAACAGGTGGAACTACTACATCTAGAAGTGGTGATACAATTACTATAAATTCTACAGATAATAATGATAACTATTATGTTACAGGATTAAGTTTCAATACTACTAATAATGGTATTTTAACAGCAACTAGAAATGGAGGACTATCATCTTTAACTGTGGATTTAGATGGTAGATATGTTACAAGCTCAGGTGTTACTTCTATAGCTACTTCAAACGGTATTACAGGTGGTACAATAACAGCAACAGGAACTATTCAAGTAGATAGTACAGTTGTAAGAACTACAGGTAATCAAAGTATAGCTGGAGTTAAAAGTTTTAGTGGTAAAATAGGTGCAGATGCAGGTATAGATGGATTAACAAATGCTAATGGCGGTATTACAGGTAGTAATTATAATATAACAGGGGTTAATCAACTTAATATTAATGACCCAGGAGAAGGGATTGTTTTTCAAGGAACTACAAATGTTAGTTTATTTACAGTTGATGACGCAACAGATAGTATATTAAGAATCAACAACGCAAGTGCTTTAGATGTAAACTGTAAAATAACAGATGTAGTAAATCCTACCTCTGCTCAAGATGCAGCTACAAAAACATATGTTGATACTGCTGTTGCAGGTGTACCGCAAGGTACTGTTACAAGTGTAACTACAATGATTGATGGTGATGCTATTACAATAAGTGAAGGATCTACACAAACAATTACAACAAGCGGAACATTTGATTTAGAATTTACAGGTGCTTCTACAGATTATATAAACGGAGAAGGTATATTAACTACTTTTCCAACTATACCTACAGTTAATAATGGAACACTTAACATGGGAACAAGCACAGGTCTTGACGGCAGTGCTTCATTTACAGCTAATCAATCTGGAACTTCAACGTTTACTGTTTCATTAGATCTAACTGAAATTACATTAAGTGCTGGTTTAGATGCAGGAGCTACTTCACTTAGTTTAGATTTATCTGAATTTACAGACATGACAGCGGGTATGACTCCTACAGACGAGTTTATAGTATTAGATTCAGGGGCAGAACGTAGAAAAGCTGCAGGTGAAATAGGTAACAGTATATTTTCTAACACTGCTAATTATATAACTTC